TCTACACGATGCTTGTTCTGCATGAAATTTCTCATGCTTTGTGGACTCCGGATATTGATTGGACTAAAGATTATAAAATTCCAGGACAATTTGTAAATATTGTAGAAGACGCTCGTATTGAAAAACTTTGTAAAAGGAAGTATCCAGGTTCTCCTAAAAGTTTTTATGCTGGTTATCAGGAACTTGCTGACGATGATTTCTTCCAAATCAAAGACGACAATCTGGAAACTTATAATCTTGCCGACCGTGCTAACCTGTGGTTCAAGATTGGAAACTATATTGATATTCCGATTGAGCGTGGTGAAGAGACTGAAATTATCAACCTGATTGCCGATACTGAATCTTTTGCTGATGTTCTGATTGCTGCAGAGGCACTTTACAAGTATTGTAAGCAAAAGCAGCAGGAAGAAACCAAAACTTCTTTGGATAATCTTGAATCTCAGCAAAGTGGTGCAGATAATCAACCTGCTTCTGATTTTAGTAACCAGCAGGAAGGTGAGAATGAACAGGAGCAACCTGGAGAAACTGATTCTTATGGTGGAACTTCCGAACAGGATCAACAATCTACTCCTACTAATCAGGGTGGTGAGAAGGATGAAGAACCTGAAGTTCGCACCGCAGATTCTTTGGAAGATAAGATTCGTGATTTGGTAAATCAAGATGGTTATGAGAATGTTTATGTAGAGATTCCCAAAGTTAATCTTGATACTGTAATTGGTAAAAATGTTGATGTTCATAACGACATTGATTCTTGCTTTGCTCAACAACAAAAATCATATGAGGAAAATCTAAAAAGTAATTACAAACACCTTTCTATTGATAGTTTGTTCTTGGATGCAGACGAAGGGTACAAAAAGTTTAAACTGTCCGCACAGAAAGAGGTCAATTATCTGGTAAAAGAGTTTGAGTGTCGCAAGGCAGCAGATCAATATGCTCGTGCTTCAACTGCTCGCACTGGTGTTCTTGATACGTCTCGTTTGCATTCTTACAAATATAGTGAAGATCTCTTTAAAAAAGTCACTGTAGTTCCTGATGGAAAAAATCATGGACTCGTATTCATTTTGGATTGGAGTGGTTCCATGCAGAACGTTTTACTTGATACTTGCAAACAACTTTTTAACCTTATTTGGTTTTGTAAAAAAGTTTCAATTCCCTTTGAGGTCTATGCTTTTACAAATGAGTGGCGGCGTGGTGAATATGATTATTCAACGGGAACTGTTAAAGCAGCAGATCGAACCTCTCATTATGAAAAGAAAGAGGGATTGATTTGTGTAGATGAAACTTTTTCTCTCATGAATCTTCTTACTAGTAAGGTTTCTGGTAAGCAACTTGAGCATCAAATGTTAAATGTCTGGCGTCTTGCAGTATGTTTTTCTAATACTTATCGCTCTGCTTATACATATCCTAATCGTCTATGTCTTTCTGGAACTCCTTTGAATGAGGCACTGATTTCTCTTCATCAAATTCTTCCCAAGTTCCAAAAAGAAAACAAACTTCAAAAAGTTCAGTGCATTGTGCTGACTGATGGTGAAGCAAATTATCTTCCCTATCATGTTGAGGTAAAACTTGGTTGGGAATCTGAACCTTATCTTGGTGTTCGTGGAGTAAATCCAGATAAAACTTTTCTTCGAGATCGTAAACTTGGAACAACATATACTGTTGGACGTGGATATCATGAGTTCACTGAGGTTATTCTTCGCAATTTAAAGGACAAGTTTTCTTCAGTAAACTTTATTGGAATTCGTGTTCTTGAGGGACGTAATGTAAACCGTTTTATTAGCATGTATCACAAAATTGGTGATAAACAATATGAAAAAATCCAAAATGATTGGAAAAAACTGAGAAGTTTTACCGTTACTAACTCTGGGTATGATGCTTACTTTGGACTTTCAGCGTCAGCACTTTCTCAAGATACAGAGTTTGATGTTGCTGAAGATGCCACTAAATCTCAAATCAAATCTGCCTTTGTGAAGTCTCTGAAGACTAAGAAACTCAATAAAAAGGTTCTGGGGGAATTCATTTCACTCGTTGCATAAATATCTAAAAAGTATCTACCAATATGAAAACTTTTCAAGAGTTTGTATCTGAATGTCATTCCATTCAAGAGACTTCTCTTACTCGCGTAATGAGTAAGTCTCAAAAAGGTGGAATGGCAATTATGTCTGCTCAAAGAGGAGACAAATCAAAAGCAGAAAACAAAGCACGTTCAAGACAACTTGAGAGAGATGTAAGAGGTGCTGGTCTTCCTGGACCTACCAAAGTTTCTGGTAGATATACTGAAAATCCTGGAACTCCTCAAGAGATAAAGGTAGGTGAAAAATCTCACATCATTACTCCTGGCAAAAAAGGTAAAAGAAAGTTTAAAAAAACAATTGAAAAACTTGGTAAAAAATACAATCAAGATTCCGTATTAATTCAGCGTAAACCTGGTGGAAGTTCAACTCTTAAAGGAACTTCTAAAACATCTTGGCCAGGCAAAGGTAAAAATGTTACAATAGGAAGTATGAAGCCAGGTAGAACTGGTGAATTTGATACTAAAGTTAAGAACAAAACATTTACAGTTGAACAATGAAATCTAAATTTCCATTTGACCATGTAGTCAAGTATGATACCAAAGAGGTTTGGGTAAAGTGTGATAGTGCAATTACCGCAATGGGTATTCCTGCCATGGTTGAAAGGTACTATCCTGGATACAAGGGTCATTGTGGCAGCAAGGAATATCTTGAGACACTCCGAAACCAGTTGGCAAACTGACCACTAGGGGTCTTTGAGACCCCCTTTTTGCTTTATAATGACTTCAGTTAAAACAAACACACATTATGTCTCGCATTCAAATGACCGACGATCAAATTATCAACGATTTAAAATCTACCTTTGGTAAAGAGTTTACTGCTGCTGATGTTCGCGGTTATTGTGTTTCTAAAAATCTTTCCTATCCTACTGTAACCAAACGACTGGAAAACTTTAAAGTAGGTCGTGGTAAATGGAATCTCGAAGTCACTCAACAAAAAATTCAGCAGATCGAACGCTCTTATCAATCTCCCGCCGTTCTTCCTGTTGTGGAAAAAAACCTTATTCCCGATAAAGATGATACCTTCGTCAAGTTTGGTAATTTTAATGATATTAAAAAAATTATTCAGTCCCGTCTTTTTTATCCAACGTTTATTACGGGTCTTTCGGGTAATGGTAAGACGTTTAGCGTTGAGCAAGCTTGTGCTCAACTGAAACGTGAACTAATTCGTGTTAACATTACTGTCGAAACTGATGAAGACGATCTGATTGGTGGTTTCCGTCTTGTGAACGGTGAAACTGCTTGGCATAATGGTCCTGTAATTGAGGCACTGGAGCGTGGTGCAATTTTGCTTCTGGATGAGATTGACCTTGCCTCCAACAAGATTCTTTGCCTACAATCTGTTCTCGAAGGTAAAGGTGTTTTCCTGAAGAAGATTGGTCGCTTCGTGAAACCTTCTGATGGTTTTAATGTGATTGCTACTGCAAACACCAAAGGCAAGGGTTCTGATGATGGTCGATTTATCGGCACCAACGTGCTCAATGAGGCGTTCCTGGAGCGGTTCCCTGTGACCTTTGAGCAGTCTTATCCTGCTCCTGTTGTTGAGCAGAAGATCCTTGAGGGCATCGCTCTGGATCTTGGAGTTGAGGACCGAGACTTCTGCAAGCGGTTGGTTGATTGGTCGGACGTGATCCGTAAAACGTTCTACGATGGTGGTATTGAGGAAATTATCAGCACCCGTCGCTTGGTTCATATTATCCGTGCTTATAGCATCTTTAACGATAAGGCAAAGGCAATCCAAGTATGTGTCAATCGTTTTGATGATGAGACCAAGCAATCATTCTTGGAACTCTATGATAAGATTGATGTTAACTTCCAACTTCCTGTTGACCAGAAAGACCCTTTCTGATATAATTGGGGAAGGTAAATTATGACCCTTCCCCTTTATTATGGACGAGTATCCTTATTCAAACAACGATTGGAATTTAATGCCCAACCTATCAAATCAAGACTTTTGGGAAGAAGATGGAATTAGTTTGACTGGAAATCCCAATGCTTCACCAGACATGCTTGTTCTTGGATCTAGACTTCCTGGTGGACTGGGAGATGATCACCTGACTTTGAATTCACCTTACACCTTTAATCTTAATATGAGCGAATCTACAAATCATCTTTGGAAATACAATGAGGATAAAATCCTCAAAGATGTTGAGGAGTATGTGACTAGCACTTATCACGGTCATTACTGT